GAATAAAAGTTTTCTAGCAGAACATTTCTCGACTGACCAGGTGTGAGTAAGTCGCCTCTATGTACAACATACTCAACTCCCTTAATGAATTCATCTTCATTATAGTCTTGTGCCAAAACTTGTATTTGCATTTCGGGGCAGTGAGACTTCCAATAATCAATTTGTTGTCTGTGATTTTCTACTCGTACTTGTCTTTCTTCTGGCTTGGCTTTACTACCAAAGTAAGAAATGATGTATGCCTTCACATTCATTTTTCTTCACCGTATACATTGAGATTGATTATCTTGTAATCGAACCCTTCTTCATTATATAATTTAATTCGCTCAACCATATGATTCAAAGTGTAATTCTTCTTAGACTTCCATGAAAGATCGTCACCAATATCATAAAGATTGCAAGAAGTTTTTTCATTACCCTTTCTTAATCCTCGACCAATACTCTGAAGATTTCTAATTCTAGACTTGCTTGGTGAGGCAAAGATTACATTGTGCAAGTTTCTTATGTTGATTCCCGTAGAGAATGTGCCGTAAGATGCAACAATTATAGCATTGTCTGCCTTCTCTGTCAATGCCCGAATCTGTTCTCTTTGTTCAGTATCGGTACCACCAAAAACAAAGTAAACGGGTCTGGTAGGATCAACTTTTCTTTTGATTAAGTCAAACAGTATAGATCCATGCTTCTCTACATACTGAAAGAGTACTAGGCTATTGCCCTTTTGAGTTACTGTTAGATTTCTAATGATTATGTTTCGTTTGTGATTTGAAACAAGGTAGTCCATTTCTTCTTGGTAGTTCATATCCTTGACTTTCTTTCTCTCTTCGTCAGGATATTGTAGAAGAAGACACTTGACTTTTAGCTCAGCGAGTGATCCTTCGTCCATCAATTTTTTTGTGGTGGTTACTTTATATACCGGTCCGAAGCAGCCTTCTAATACCAGTTTATGCGTTTTCATTCCGTCAAGTGTTCCTGTAGTGCCGAAACGGTAAGGCGCATTTACACACTTATTCATTATAGTTGTTAATGATTTAGCTTTAAATAAATGCGCCTCATCTCCATATACTACATCAAATTTTTCAAACCACTTTTTAGGAAATTTGTATATAGACTGCCAGGTCGAAATTGTTAAGGGATATTCGTTTGATTTTTCTTTGCCCCCGTAAATTCGGTGACAGTTATCGGATGCTTTCCAAGTATCTGCTGAAGCGTAGTCTTGAAAATCACCATACATTTGTTCTACTAGTGAGGTAGTAGGAACAATGATTAACTGCTTTTTCCCTAAGAGTTGGTAATAACGAACCAGGGAATATATAATGAGAGACTTGCCAGAAGCAGTGGGTGAAAGAAGAAGTAAGCGTCCGCTACTAATTCCTTGAGTGATTGCTTCGATTTGATATTCTCTCGCTTGAATGGGTTTTTCATTACTGTGTAGTTTTAACTCCTTAGTGTAGTTTTTTATATATTGTGTAGATACAGGGTCTCCCATATCGTCCATATTTATACGCATAGAATACTCTAACTGCTCACAGAATTCTTTTAAATAATATAAAAGTCCGACAGGTAGTTCTTTTGTGTATATGTTAAACAGTCTAGCTTTACCATCCCACATTCGTGACTTGTACGCAGGCATGAATCGTGCGCCTGGTACTTCAAAAGTAAAGAAGTCATTAATCTCCTGCAGAGTGCTAACATCGCAGTCTACAATCAAATATACTTCATTCTTTTTAGTCACTGTTATCATTACATAAGTCCGTTAGTGAATTTAGTCCACTCAATACTATTCTTGATGTCCCAAGTTCTGCTATGTAGATTTTTCATCACTCGCTCTAAAAAATCACCGACAGTTGCAATGTACTCAACCTTGTTTGTTTGCTCAATCACATCATCCTCTGAATCGAGCATTTCATTCATATCAGATTTCAGCGGCTTGGGTCCTAGCCATTGATCCCAACCTAGTGCAACGAGGTCTTCTCTGGAAAGTTCACCTCTAAAGTATTGAGTCTTTACTTTGCGCAGTTTGTAAAGAGCAGCCTGTGATCTTCGCAGGTGCAGTCTGACATCTGACATATGATTCAGATACTTCGAGTGTAGTTCGGGTGTGCGTGTAGACTCTTTGCCTAAAGACAGTTCATCAATTTTGCAATCAACTGCCCACATATCTTGCAGTTCTTTCAATGTAATCATAATAACCTCAAGGACTTATTTATACATACTATACTCTCAAACGGTATATAAGTCAACCACCAAGAAGACCGTTACGGATTTTCTATGCTGAAAAGCCTGTATCTAAATGCGGCTACACCAACAAAGTAATTTTGGTCGCCGGAGCTAATATCAAAGTCTAGACCCTCTAAACTGATCGGGAAACAGTCTACAAAATTTATGCGCTTGATGGGGTTATTGTTCGAGTCCAAAACAAACAAGTCCGCATCAGAAAACTGACCCAAATCTTTGCTTCTAGGATTTTGATTTGGAAATCGATATCTTTGTGTGTCGATATACTTTGTAAATTGTTTGTGGTCTTCAGGAGAACCTAGTCCAATAAGCCAGTTATAAAGTTCTCTATAGTTAGCCATATCTTCTTGCACAAGAAAGCGAATAATCAATTCACCAAATCGTACTTTCTCTCCTGGGAAAACTAGAGTAGATAGCGGCGTTTCAACTTCAGGGGAGCCAATCGACATCTGTGGCAGATTCGCTGCCTGGCAGAAAAAAGAAACATTTGGTATGTTATGAATCTGAAACTTAAAGCCATTGGGTCGTAGAAAATCTAACTCACCTGGGTCAGATGCTCCCGTGTATCCTGCTTCTGCTACATTTGTTATAGGGTTATAAGCCATGTCATGTCCTCTGTACTATACTATTTATACCTGAAAATATTCTGGACTCATGACATAGTTTCTATCATCTAGCCAAGCTATATCTTCTGGTAGTTGGTGTGTTGCGTTAAGTGTATGTAGGTGCTGTCTATTGTGTTCAAGCACATCCTCCATCTCAACTAGAATTTTCCTTAATCCAGAAGTAGTTCTAACATTCAACCTAGCCAACTCTTTAACTATCATTGACATTCTTATTTCATTGTCTTCCTGTAAATCGTAGCTCTCATCTATCCATGGCTCAAATGTTTTGAATCCCATGTCTCGTAGATTTTTCAGATAGTATGCGCTTGCAAAACCTATAAATGGTCGTTTGCATGCCAGCACCTTGTATGTTTTTTCTGTGATGAAAGAAGGAGAAAACATCTCATATGTAAAATTTGGTATTTGTTCTGGATTCATTTGAACCGCAAACATAGGACTTACTTGGTCTGAATGTTTGTCAAACGCAATAAATTCATTTGAGTAATGATTAAAGTGAGATTCTATTACAATGTGTACAAACGAATCTTGTATTGCCTGTGTCATAAGCACAGACCATTTGTTTCTTAAAGTTTTAACTGCTTCTTTCTCATCAGACATTACATACGGAACTCCTGATAAGAAACTATCTAGATCCTCGTTGCTATGTCTAGACCCTTTTGGCAAGAGATATCTATCCAAGTAGTACTTGTATTTTTCTAACATCTGTTTTTTGCTGTATACTAGGGTCTGTGTAGCCGTGCTTGCCTCTACATACGGATTGTTGTTCCAAAAAGTAAAATTGGATGTTTTTGTATTTGTTAATCCATGTGTATGCAGTCTAGTGTATAAATCCAATCGCTCTGCTTTAAAGTTACGAGAGAAAAAACTAAACTTTTTTGACGGCATTGGATTGTTTGTCAGATTCAAATAACAAATTTTTGCAATCCAGGATTGTTGTTTATAAGTTACAGGCGGGGGGAAGTTTTTTTTGGCAAAGGTGTCAATGAGCAACTTTTCAAAATGAACATCTAATGCGCCAATATATACCTTGTGCATATGATCTTCCATATTATATTTTTTAAGAACCTCGATCCAATTCCAAATATCATATGCGTTGTAATAGTCAGTGACATAACTTATAATTAGCTTCCAATTAGGCTTATCTTTCAAGTGAGACCACTGAAAGGAATTCATAAATTTTCTAAGAGGAATTCCTAACTGAGTTTTGTCTGTCTCATTGTAATAGAAAAAAACCTTTTCTTCGTTAAATTCTTTAAAGTTGTTTGTGTCAGTTACTCTACCAGCGTATTCTATGTCATTGCCAGGAGCAATAACCATTAAGTAATCATCTG